GGACAGCGGCACCGGGCCACTGGCGTCTGGCAGGAAGAACTCCCTCAATCCGCCAAACTCCCCCTTGGGGATCCCGAAGTAGATGGTTCGGCCGACACCCACCGGGTCAACCGTGTCGAGCATTTCAAACGTGGTAACTGCGGTGACGTTGGCCGTCTTGGGCGTCAGGGATGATCCGACGGTGCTGCCGCTGTCAAGGCGAAACTGGCCATGCCGGCTGAACAGCAGCAGCACATTGGCAAAGGCCAGGCTGCTGATCAAAAAGTTGATCTGCCGGCCGCCGGTGGTCAGATCGATCGGGTCGCTATCCACCACCGTCTGCACCGTCTCCGGCCAGAACCGGTCGTAGGCATCAGCTGCTGACAGGATGACGTTCTCGTCAGCCAACAGCACCAGCCGGTTGCGGAACAGGTTGACGTTCTGGATCTTGCTGCCAACGAACGTCGGATCCTTGGCGCTCACCGTGTCCCCGGCGATCCGCCCTGACCATGTGAACTTCCTGAAGGTGAAGGTGCCGTCGTTCTCGCGCACCAGCACATGCGGCATGGTTGCAGCGTCGAACTGGTAGGCAATCCCAGGCGCCACCGTCTCTTGCCAGATGCCATGCCCAAATGTGCTGGCATCGTTGGTGATGAACTTGACGTAATAGTCATCCGCGCCAGTTGACACGGATCCGGCGATTTTGATGATGAACCCGTTGTAGGCCCGCAACGGGAGATCGGTAATCGAGTCGGTAACACCTTTCAGGTGGATGATGTTTTCACCTGACTTGGTGTCCGTCGCCGACAGCGTGTAGTCGCCAGCGTTGGCCTTCTCGATCTGAACCACTGCATCGGTGCTGGTCACAACGAAGACGGCATTCCTGAACGTGACGACCGCATTGTTCAGAATCGATGTGGTCGCCGCAGGGGCAAACGTGACCGTGGTCCCATTCACCGCTGTCACCCGTGCGCCCTTCGGAATGTGCCCCACGGAATCTGTCAAGTATTGACCAACCGTCGCGCCAGTGGTTGAGGTAAACACCGCCGTCGTGGTTGTTCCGGTTGCGCTGGTGGTCAGCGTCGTGGTCACCGGGTTGATGCCCGACACTGCCAGCTCTCCAGCCAACCCTGCGGCGATTGCCACCGTGGTCGGCACCGTGCCACCTGCAGCTGCCGTGGTGTACGACGCAGTAGTGCCATTGACCGTGGCCGAGTAGGTGGTGGCGTACTCCGCTGACTTGACGAACACCATGCTCTTGGTGCCCCACACCGGCGATAGGCCGGCGCTCATCGCCACCGTCTTCTCGCGGTTCACGATGAAGGTGTAGTCCGCCACCGATGCCACACGAAACGTGGAACTCGGTTCGCCGGTGATGTCCAGGTACGACGTCCCGTCCGGTGTCGCCACCGTCTTCACCGATCCATCCAACCCAAACACCTTGATGGCGTTGTCTTGGATCAGCACCAGATACCGGATCGCCCCGTCTCGATCGACGATGTGGACAAACGGCCTGCCTGTGCCTGCCGTGCCGGCAAACAGCTTGGCAATGTGCTGACTGGGTGGCCGCTTCCGCAGACCCTCCACCGGGCTGGGCAGGCAGTTGACGACGGCTTCAGCCTGGCTGGCGAGACGCAGTGCAGCAGGCTGCTGACTGACCCCGTTGATCAGGTTGGGGATGGTGCTGCTGATCAGTGGCATGGCTCAACGCTGCAGTGCCCGGCTGGGCATGAAGGTCTGGAACACCCCAGTGTGGTTGGGGTTCCCCCGCAGCATGTTTGGCTGGCTGACCGTCGTTTCCTGCTCCATGAATGCGGCCCGGGCCTCAGCTTCCGTGGCCAGATTGATGCGCGTCAGGTCGGCGCTGCCAAGGATTGCTTCCTGCAGGTGGCGGCCGGCCTTGATCGTGATGTATTCCCGTGCGTACTCGGGTAACTCATCCCACTCGAGCAGGTAGGTGACGTCTGCCCTCAGATCCAAGGTGAACGTGTAACTGTTGCTGCGTCGATCAAACAGGCGATCACCGCGCTGCACGACGTCAAGGTTGGTGAACAGGTAGGGATCCACCACCACCTTGCTCACGTTGGCACCGACCGGGATCTGGTCCGACTGATCCCGAACCAGTGTCACCTCATAGCCAGTGTTGAACGACCAGCCCTCTGCTTGCAGCCGCCGGCTGATGTCGAGGAGCATGGTCTGCGCCTGCTGGGCCAGGCCGAATTGACCGTCGAGTCCGTTGACCGGAGCCTCGCCCATCATCTGCAGGACGCGATTGACGGCCTCCAGAAACGTGGTGCGGACAAGTGCCATGGAAAGCTCCGGGTCAGTGGAAGGGGCCCCGCAGGGCCCCGTGTGCGTCAGCTGGTGGCGGTGTAGATCTCCACGGCGCAGTCAGGGCGCAGGACGTTGGTGCCCAGTGCCATCGAAGCAACCATGAAGGTGCCTTGCCACAGAGCGTGGACGTCAGCGCCAGTCTGTTCCATCTTCAGGTCCATCAGCTTCACGGTGCCGACCGCCATCTTGTTGAAGGCAAGGGCAACACAGTCCGTGAAGTTGGCGGTGTAGTCGTTCTGCTCACCGGTCACCGCGGAACGGTTGGTGGTGGGCAGGTGGTTCGACTTGAGGATGGTGATACCAGCCACCCGCAGCACGGTGCCGTCGGCATAGGCACCAGCACCACCCCAGTCACGGTTGATGACGTTGGTCTCCTGCACAAGCTTGTAATACTCAGCCGGAGCCAAAACGCAGTACCGATCGTTCTCGGGCAGGTTGTTCTCGTCCATCTTCTGGGCAGCCGCAAAGAGAGCGGTGGCCAGTTGAGCGCCGGTGATGGCCGTTTTGGACGCAGCGACGATCTTGATTCGGGTGCCGCCCGGCAGATCGGTGTTGAAGTGGGTGGCCGTCCGTGCAGCCTTGGCGATCATTGCCGCGACGTTCTGGTCGAAGCGGTAGGCCAGCGCATTGCCCATCTCCGAGGAGTAGGGGGAGCGGACGTCGTAGTGGTTCTTGGCTTCATCGATGTCAGCGATGAAGACGTTCGACACCAGCTTGTCGTCAACCTTGATGACAGCCTCAGCACCCTTGATCTGGTTGCCGGTCAGCATCGTGCCAGGGGTGTGGTACGAGGCGCTGGTCAGGCCAAGGATCGGGAAGCTGGCGGACTTGCCGGAGCTGATGGTACGGACGCTGTGCAGCGGCTCGAAGATGGTGGCCTTGCGGAATGCAGTCAGAACCTCACCGGCCCAGACCTGCAGAAACAGGGCGTTGTCACCAGCCCAGGTGCCGCCGCCGGCATTGTTGACCAGGCCAAGCCTGGAAGCGTCAAAGTTGGGTGCAGCCATTGGTCCTCTCCTAGAGGGAAGTTGGGTTGTCCCCGACCTCTCCTCCCGTCCACTGCGGGTGTCCCCCTCGGGGGGCCGTCGTATCAGCGAGTGGGTCTAGGTGATCAAATGATAGGCGCACAAGTTGCCAACAAAAAACCCCTCCTCGCCGAGGGGTTGGATGTTTCACCCGACAGGAGATTATCAGAAGATCGAAGATCGAGCGAGCTTCTCTTCCACCTTTCGGCGATACGCAGGGTCGGACGTGTACCGGCCGTCTTGCATGGCAGCAACCAGTTGAGCGGTGGACTCGAACTTGTCGTTGCTGGACTTGCTGGCTTTGCCACCGATCAGCTTCGGTTCGCGGCCAACCTGCTGGTTGTATCGAGCCTGCAGCCCAGAGATCGCCAACTTGATGGCCGGCATGTTGCTGCCGTTCACGATGGTGTTGAAGCCATCGATCTCATCCTGTGACAGGTTCTCGGCCGCCCACTCGAGCATCTGCGCATAGCCCTGCTCACCACCAAACTCAGCCTTGACAGCTGCCACCTGCTGGGCGGACAGGTCGCTGTCCTTGGCGGCCTTGTATTGCAAGCCGGACAGGTAGGCATCCACCATGTCCTTGGTGAATCCGGCCTCTTCCAGTTGCGTGTAGTCCTCCCCCGTCAGTTCACCCGTCTGCTGCCAGCGGGTGTTCATGCCGCCAAAGTCAATCCCCGCCTCTTCAAGGCGCGAGCCAATGAACTCCCCGTAGATCTCCTTGGCATCGCCAGAAGATGCGGGCGGTTCATCGTCGGACTCCTCCTCGTCGGACTCCTGTGCTTCATCAGCTGGAGCAGTGCTATCCGTTGGCTGAACCCGTTGACTCAGCTTGGACTGCAGCTCTTTGTAGCCCTTCTCGAGGTCTTCGACTGACTTGTATTTGCCAGCAAGAAGCTGGCCGTCACCCTCGCCGTTGCCGGCAAGAGCCTTGAGCATCTCCTCGTTCTCCGGCGACAAGGCCGGCGACTGAGGTTCTGAGATGGTGATGGCTTCAGGCATGGATCAGTTGATGGTGATGGTGCCGTCTTCGTCAACAGTCACCTCGGCTCGCTCGGGTGCTTGCTCCGGCTTGCGATCAGGGACTGCGCCGATGGTGATCTCAGATGGCTGGGGCTGGGGCACCTCCGCCGGTGGGCCCATTAGGGACACCACCGGCGCCTGCGAGGGCTCCGGGGAGGTTGAGCCCTTGGGCGGTTGGGAGGCTTGCATTGGGGTCATCGGGGTTGATCTGCGGGCCATAGGGTGCTCCTTCGGCGGTGTAGTTCTTGGCGACCTGCGCCATTGCAGGGGATGACAAGGCGTTGGTGATCATCTCCTGCTGACTCTGTTGCTGCATGGCAGCGGCAGCTTGCGCTTTCTCTGCCTCCAGCTCCTCACGAGTCTTGACCAGGTTGGTGATGTCGATGCTGCTGCTTGCTGCCAAGCGACGCATCGCCTCGTCAATGTTGATGTACTGCGCCATCACTTCGGGGCCCAGTACCTGCTGAGCGGTGGTGATGAACTCCACCAACTTGTTGCGATCATCACCACGGCCAATCGCCTCAAGGCCAGTGACCGGACGAGGGTGGACAAGATCACCACCACCTTGCCCCTTCGGCAGCGCCGGCATTTTCTTCTGACGCTGCAGGACGTACATCACACGGCGCACCAGCGGCAGTTGGAGCTCCTGCGTGAGGATCGAGTACAGGCCACCAATGCCGGCTTCCAGCTCCTGTGACATGAAGCGGATCTCCTCGGCGGTGACCCGTTCCCCTGGTCGTTGAATGGCAGTGTTCAGCAGGAAAGCAAACTGCAGGCGGTTCTCGATTCGGTCAATGGTGTTCTGGGCAATACCCAGATCCTGAGCCTTCTGACTCTGGATGACCGTCACGTCCTTGGCGTCACCTTGAACGATCGCCCCATTGGCAGCGTTCTGCAGTGTGCGTGGTCGTGTGGTGCCGTTGGGGTTGACCAGGAACAGGATCTTGGCTGCGGCCGCCGAGCCCTCGAGCACTGACTGGTAGAGGGATTCGAGGGCCAGCAGATCCCCGTAATACTCCTCGACGTAGGAGCGGCCGTACTCCTCGGAATCCACCCGGTTGAAGCGGAGCGGGATCCACGGGGACACGGCCTCCTTGCACATGCCGTGGCTGCCCGGCACCTCCTTGCCCATGACCTCCTGCCACCAGTGGCATTCACCGTCCTCGAACTCGATGTAGGTGCAGACCTTCAGAGTCTTGTCACTCGACTTGCCACGGTCCTCGGTTTCAACGTCCATGCCATCAAGGAACCCGGGCGGCAGGGCGTCTGGGTAGACCTCCTCCTCGACCACGATCTCGGTGACGTTGCCGTTGGGATCCCGGCAAAGGACGTAACGGTTCAGGTGGTAGACCCTGATGCCGTCATCGCCGACGTAGAGCAGCACGTTGCCGCCGACCAGCAGGTGCTTGAACGCTTCGTGCAGAGATGCCCTGCCGTTGGCCGTCTCGAGAAAGGACATGACCGCCCGCTCAACACGGACCAGCCCAATGTCCAGATCGGTCTTGAATTGCGGCCCAGCCTCCTCAAGGCGAACAGCAAGGTCATCGATCTCCAGCTTGAAGAAGCTGGTGTTTGGAGGGAACAGGGTGATCAGCAGCTTGCTGGCCAGGTAGTTCACACCTCGCGCCCCGAGGGATTGGTACGGGGTCTTGAGGCGCCCGCGATCACCGGGCCCCTCGTCGGGAATGAGCGATGGGATGGTGACCTTGCTGCAATCTCGTGCCCGTTGCAGGTACGGATCTCGACCGGTCTTCAATGCAGAGAACCGACCTGACGCAGTCCCTTCCTCCTCACCTCCGTAGGGCTGGGACTGGCGATCAACCTTGCTGGTGAGGGTGAGCTTCATCGGGCACCCGGGATGCTGAGGCCGCCGGATCCAACGCCAGTAATGTCAGTTCGCATGGCACGACGACCAACGCCCTGCCGAGATGGCGCCATCGACAACGCAGTGGATCCTTCGATGGCAGGGGCCGCAGCCACAGCACGGGGGCTGGGCGCAGGCGGAGGAGGCGCTCCAGCGATGGCTCGCTGCTCCTCGTATTGCGTCTGCTGGAACGCCATCTGTCGCTCGAACTGAGTCTGCTGCTGCTCCATCTGCTGGCGCTGCAGGTTCAGGGCAGCACTGTTGTCAGGGGGAGCTCCGCCACCGCCACACATAGGTCAAGCCTCGCTTTGCTGTTCAATGTAAATGGACTGCAACATGCGAACCACGTTGCGCTGCCCCACATAAATCCAGATCTGGCGGTCAGTCCAGCTTTCTTCGGGACAGCGTTCGGGAAACAATTCCTGCAATCGATCGATCAATGCTTTCTCGATCGGTGGATACAGATCCTCTTCATCCATTTCTTTCTCTCAACAGTTGGGATGGATCCCAGAGCTTGACCTCGCCAGTCTGGCAATCGTAGTCGCCGTGACGCAGGATCCTTGCCAGCCTTGCATTGAGCAATGCGTCGGCAAACGTGAGGCCAGCCTTGCGATAGGCATCAACCACCGCTGTCCACAGTTTCATCGGATCCTCTTCGTCACCCAACACCTTGTCAGCCTTGACCGGGCCGCAACCCTTGATGCCGGGGTAGCCGTCGGACTGGTCGCCGGTCAGTGCCTGCCGCATCCAGCTGCGCACGGCAGACGACACGGTGACCACCTCAACTTCGTCCTTGGCCAGTAACAGACCTGGGATGGTTCGCATGTCCTTGTCGGGGGACACGATGATCGGACTGCGGTAGCTGCCATTGGTGGCAAGAATCCCCAGCACGTCATCCCCTTCCAATCCAACCATGGTTCGTGTCTCGTACCGCTGCTCAACCCACAGGCGCAGGTCGCGCAGGCCCAGTGGTTTGCGTTTGCCGATGCGGTTGGCCTTGTACTCGGGAAACAGATCGTGGCGAAAGGACGGGTAGTCGGAGAAGCACATGACCACATCGGACTCGCCCGTCGTTGCTTGCCACCCTTCGATGCGGTTGCCGATGTAGGCATGCACGTCGGCAGGCTCAAGATGCAATGTGTGGATCCACTCGTCCCACCTGATGTCGCACTCGCAGGCAGTGCAGGCGGCGTAGATCAGCCAGTCAGCGTCAATGAGAAGAGTCATGATCCGAAGTAGGTGGACATTGGGACGATCAATTTGCCGGTTTCCTCGTCGTACAACAGCTTGTCAACGAGGCCGGTGGTGCCGGCGTGGCGGTTCTTCAACACCCTGAGCTGGAGCTCGTTGCGCTCTGCCATGTCACCTTGCTGGTTGCGCTCAGCGCCAATCACCATGTCACTGAGTTGAGCAATGGCATGGCTGCCACGCAGCTGAGACAGTGACGTCTGCGCTCCCTCCTCGTGGCTGCGACCTTCCGGGCGCTTGAGGTGCGACACCAGTAGCAGGCCCACACCGGTTTGTTCAACCACCTGCCGCAGCTTGGTGCAGGTGACGTCAATGGCGCGACGCTCATCAATGTCAGCCAAGCCACTGACCACGATGGTCAGGTGATCGAGGAACACGATGTCAGCACCTTCGCCATCGGCCAGGTAGCGGATCTTGTTCAGCAGGTGATCTGGATCCATTGACCCGAAGTGGTCGTAGAGGAAGCAGCGGCCAGAGCCGAACACCTCGTCAAACCCACTGCGCACCTCGTCCTGATCAGCAAGAGCTGGGTCGAGGTGGATGGGCTTGCCGATGTGCAGGCCCACGATGCCTTGCATGGTGCGCTGCAGGGACTCCTCGAGGGCGATGTAGCCGACACGCAGTCCACGTTCCAGGAAGTGGTGTGCGATGTGCCGGCAGATCAAGGACTTGCCAATGCCACTGCCGGCGGTGAGCGTGACCATCTCCCCTTTGCGGAACCCCCGGGCCATGCGGTCCAGCTGCGGCCATGGGTAGGAGCAGACCGATGCCGACCCGGGGCGCACCAGTTCATCCCACAAGTCCGCCGCATTGACGATCCCATCGGGCCTGGATGGTGTGGCCTTCCACAGCAGGTCACGCAGCTGCGCATCCTCACCGGCCTGCAGCATCTCGTTGGCATCCTTCCGCGGAAGGTGGCAGATCGCTGCCTTGCCAAGGGGCAGCACAGCGAGGCATGCCTCTGCTGCCTGACGTCCGGGCTCATCACTGTCAAAGCACAACACCACCCGGTTGAACTGACTGAGCCACTCAAGGTTCGCGGCCAGATACTTCTTGGCGGACTGAGCTCCGTTGGGCACCGACACCACCGGGAACTTGTTCCCCTGCGCCTGAGACACCGACATGCAGTCGATCTCCCCCTCGGTCACCACGACGAAAAGGTTGGTCTCCTTGCCGTGGTTCTGCCGCCACAGGTGTTGGCCCCACAGCTGCATGTCAGAGCACTCACCTACCCAGCGAAACCGCTTGTCGGGAAAGCGAACGTGCTGCGCAACGACGTCACCCTTGGCGTTTCGGTACTCGGCAACCTGAGCCGGCTGCCCCATGTAGGTGGTGGTGCCGTAGCCGTAGAGCTTGCAGGTCTCCTCGGTGATGCACCGTTTTGCAAGTGCCTGTGGAGTAACGAATGGAATCAGTGTTGGGCTCGTTGGTGGTGCCATGACTGGTGGTTGACGTGCAGCCTTTTGTGCTCCTTCGCGGTAACCGCAACCAAAGCAATGGCCGTGGCCATCGTCATAACGAGCGAAGTTGTCCTTGCTCTTGCACTCTGGACAGGGTTCATGTTTCTGAAACTTTGACGGCATTGAACCAGCTCGTTGGTATGTGGCCCTGGCACCAAGGGAATCCGTGCCGTTCAGCCCACTGCCAATAGGTCAGTGACCGTGGGGCGCGAGACAGCTTGGCGTCCGCATTCATGAAGCACAGTCGGATGTCAAGATCGGGATGCTGTGTCTTGACAGCCACCATCTTGCGGCGATCGTCCTGATCAAACAGGCCCTTGGTCTCGACAATCACCCCGTTGGGCAGGATGAAGTCCGGGGTGTAGACAGCCTCGATCTGGTAGGGCAGGGCCCGGCCTTCGTAGTTGAAGGACAGGCCCCGCTTGTTCAAAGACAGGGCAACCGATGCCTCGAACTTGGACCGGAACCTAGAAGTCCCCGGCATCAACGACGCTGGCACTGCCGTCGAACGGGACCGGCGCTGTGGCCGCGGCGTCGCCGGCGCTGTAGCCCTCCTCTTCGCCAAACCCGAACGACTCTGCATTGCCACCACTCTCAACCAGATCAATGATCTGCACCGCTCGCAGTCGCAGGGTGATGCCGGCGCCGATAGCTGCGTTGTAGAAGGGACAGGCGTCGAAGCTGATGCGGCCGGTGGTACCTGACCACATGTTCCGCAGGGTTTCCCGATCGCGGATCGGTTGCCCCTTGGCATCGAACAAGGCGGGAGCGGCAGTCCATCGGCGGCCGTCACGCTCCATGCCGCTGGCCTTCATCTTGGTCTTGACCACAAAGCAAGGCTTGCCGTCCACCTCCTCAAAGCCAAAGGGCAGGTCGGCCAGCTTGAACGACTGGGCGGGCGCCTGTGCCTTGAGGCTGGCCTTGTGGTTGTTCAGCAGGGTGTCCAGCTGCTGCGACATCTCGGCCGCGGCATCAACACTGAGAGCGCCAAGCACCTTGTAGGCACCAGCCGGATCGAACTTGGTCTCGGGCTCAACCAGCTTCGGAAATGCAAAGCGGCAGACGGGAGTCGTGATGCGAATCTTGTCGATGATGTTGAAGTTCATGAGATGAAATAATCAGCGTTGTTGACTTGATCGATGTTGAAGCTGCCAGTGCTTGGCAAAGGTGGCAGCTTCTTGTAAGCCTGGAGGGAGATCTGTCCAACCAGCTGGTCGGCGATGTCCGCCAACACGTCGTCAGCATACACCTCCGCGAAGGTGGCGCGGACAATCTGACGAAGTTTCGTCATCTCCGCAGCCGTCGTCAGAAAGCAATCATGGATGCCTCCGTAGTTTTTGATGACACGACTTGCGGCCACCAGTGTCAACGCCATGTGACAGGAGTCCAGGCTGTGCATGACGTTTGGGCTCAAGCTGCTGCCCATGCGCCTCACGTCCAGCCCGACTTCCGTGTCGTAAGCGCAGCTGGTAAATCTAACAATAGGACTGACAGTCCTGAGCGGAATGACTTCACTTGTGTAGCGAGGATACCGCTGATGAACGTGCATCCCGCTCGGCGTAATCCATGTCAACTCAGTGTCTTCTTTGCCTGCGGCTGACCCAAGCTTTTGGAACCATGTCATGACATTCTTTGCTGGTTCAATCAGCTTGCTTGCTTCATTGAACAGCAGGTCTGACATCCAATAGCAGGCCCGCAGACCACCTGGCCTGAATGGCCACGAGTCGATGCCCATCAATTCCAGTGCTCGATCGTGCGCCCACTCCTGGCAGTGAGTCATGATCGATCGACGTGTGGCGCTGTAGGCCAGTGTCATCACCACCGGCTTAGTGAGTGATCGATCGGGCCCAAGCGTCAGCCACATGGCAGCCTCCTCCACGTCATGGCTGCTGCTGCGCAGTTGCTCGAGCACTCGGTCAGTGAGCTCGCTGTAGATGTCAGACGGTTTCTCGCCTGGCGTCAGGTTGACCATGCCGGCCAGCTGTTCGTCGCGCAGCAGGGCCGCATAGTGCTGGATCCCTGAGCAGGTGCAGTCCAGCTGCACAGGCAGCTTGGTGATGTAGCCGAAGCCGATCTGCATGAACAACCTGTAGTCCCGGCAGAAGGCCAGGAACTGCCAAGGAGACTTTGCCTGCTGCCAGAACCGTGCCGCCTGCCCCCAAGGATCAGATCCCGCAGCAAGAATCGACTCCTCGTTGCTCAGCACCCAGTCAACACGATCGGTCCACGACAGCTTGTCGTGCCCATAGGCGTTGGCTCCGTGAACCATGAGCCACTTCAGGTCGCCCTCGTCCATGATCCGGCCGCCTTCCGCAAACTGAAGCAGCGCCCGGCACAGGTCATGTCCTTGTGGGTTGAGGTGGTAGGCCCGGTAGTAGAAGCGACCACGGAAGTCCACCTGCATCGGGTAGTAGAAGGCCGGCCGATTCCTGAATCGATCGGCAATCCACAGGGTCTTGAGGATCTGGACTCGTTGCGCCTGTTCGCCGGCGTTCTTGTCGTGGATCGCACGAGCATTGTGTTTCCACTGCGTCACATCGATGTGATCAGGTGGCAGGTGCTTCGGGTACGGAGGCATCTCGTACCCTTGGCTGCGCACCATGCAACCGATGCTCAGGCCTTGGGCCCATGCGTGGTTGGCCTGCTCGAGCACCCAAGCGTTGATCTGCCAGCCGACATCTTGCTGCAGGTTGGCAGCTTGGATGAACGCCTCCTGTCCGGTGGTGTAGTCCTTGTCGGATCGGGCGTCTTTGATCAGCGAGTTGCCCGGGATGTCGGTCAGGTAGCCGCCGTCGTGCAGGTTCGTCCACCGCTGCGGCTTGATCACCATCGGCAACCGCATTGGACACAGCAGCCGATGCTTGGCGTGTCCGGTTTGCAGCCACTCAAAAGCCTCGGGCGTGACGCTCACGATCTTCACCACCTTGACCTGCTGTCGCACCGTGGTGATCTGCAGGATTCCGGTGTGAATGACCAGCATCTGCAGCAACACCATGCCGATCGACTGCCGTTCACGCAGCGTCCAGATGGTGGATCCATCCATCTGGAGAATGTCGTCCCGCTTCTCGCGCTTGTTGCGCCACCGCTTGACAGCAAGGTGGTCAATCAGCTCGAAGCCTCCAGCCCTTTGCAGCATGGTCTCTGCCCACAAGGCAGCGCCGATCTCCAGTGCCATGGCATTGGCCTTGCGGTGCTGGCTGATCTTGTCGATCGCCACCCGCATGGTGGTGCCAGCAATCTGCTCAGCCGTGAGCTCCTTCAATGGCTGCAGGTAGATCGCCCACCTGAATGCCTTGCCCTTGTTCAGCTGATCCAGCAGATCCTGCACGGCGTCGCACAGCTTTGTGACACCCATTGCCGCCAGCTTGTTGCCGGGCGGGCACAGGGATTCTCTGCGCTTCTGCTTGTTGGCTTTGATCCTGGTGTCATAGGCATCGGCGCCCATGGCCAGCATCTCCTGTTCGAGCAGCAGCTGCTCTTTGATCTGTTCGTCGGTGTAGGTCATGGCTTGTGCGCCTTGGCTTGGCGCCAGCCACCACGGAATCCTGTCTTAAGCAGGGCCACGGTGCTGGCGTCGAACTCGGTAGGGAGGCTGCTAATCCAAACCTTGAAGCTGGTTGCGATTGCAACCTCTGGATCAACAGCTGCTGGGCGTTCAGGCAGCTTGGCCCAGTGAGTGCAGTCGGTGTAGAGAGGGAAACGCCAATCGCCTTGGATCCATCCACACTTAGGGTGGAACCAGTTGACCTTGTTGTCTGCGTCTGCGTCTTCTTGGGTGGGGAGAATGTCAACGCTGAATGCTTGAGTCATGATGCTTTACCAGTGACGATGATTGAGTTGGCTTTGGGGTAGCGATTGGAGGCAAAGAGCTTCGCTTCCTTTCGCGTGTGGGCTCGGATCACTTCCTTGAGCGGCATCTGCCCAGGTATCTGAACAGTCACCGCCCACATGGGAGCGGTCTTGTCGGATGTCCTGCTGATGCCCTCACCAAGGCTTGGTGTTTCGTCGTCCTGCCATGTCAAGGCAAAAGCAACGTCTTTTCCGCGAGGTGGCTTGAAGTTCATCAGACGTGTTTCCAAGCGTGACGGTTGACGATGCGTGAGACGTATGACGGCCTCATTCCGAATTGTGCAGCAATGTCTTTCTGCATTACGCCAGATGCAGCAAGCCTTCGCACCTCGATGATGTTATCTGCGGTGAACACTGCGCCGGCATTGCGTTCACCACGGGCAGCAGGGCCTGGCTTTGGTGTACCTGGTGCAGGGCCAGGTTTTGGGTTGACGTACCGCTCAACGGTATGGGTTGTACCGCCGCAATCGTGGCAACGAAACCACCGATGGCGTTCACCATACCTGTTGTGGTTCACGGTACGTTGCAGCCTGCCACCGCAGTGGTAGCACTTCATCCCTCAACCTCCTGCCCAGGCACCGGCAGGGCGTGGGCGGGCTTGAGTCGATCGGCTTTCTTATAGACCCGATCCCATCCGACGCCATACAGGCGCCCGTGGCTTTGTTCGATGTAGCGCAATCCG